TTGTACGGAGTAAAATAATAAAATGGCACAAGAAACATTAAAAATTACGATAACGGCTGACAATAAACAAGCCGTTCAAAATATACAGGAAACTGTTACTGCTACAACTCAACTAGGTACTGCATTTAAAAAAGTTGTTCCAGCAAGTAATCAAGTTAATCAGGCTTTAGTCAATGTTTCAAGGGTTGCACAAGATGCTCCTTATGGTTTTATTGGTATTGCGAATAACTTAAACCCTTTATTAGAATCATTCCAAAGTTTAAAACAAACAACTGGTTCAGCAAGTAGTGCTTTAAAGGAGATGGCTAAGGGCTTAATGGGGCCAGCAGGTATTGGTCTTGCATTAGGTGTTGTTTCATCTTTGATAGTCGCATTTGGTCCTAAAATAGCAAAGTTTATTAATGGTACAGATGCAGCTAGTGAAGCACAAGATAAGTTTGCAGAAAGTTTAGATAAAGCAAGAGCAAGTGCAAGTGAAAGTGGTATTAAGTTACAAGCGTATATAAATATAGCAGATGATGCTACAATAGCAGATGACAAAAGAGCAAATGCTTTAAAGTTTGTTATAACCGAATTAAGTAAGGTAAATAGTGCTTATGCATCAACAATTAAAACAACTAATGATGCAAGAGCAGCAGTTAATTTATATACACAGGCTTTAATTGCTCAAGCTATTACTTCAAGATATGTAGATGAAATTGCTGATAAAACTATAAGATTAGCAGATGTTAATAAAAAAGCATTAATAGCAGCAGAAGAATATAGTAAAACTATTGAAAGGTCTAAGACAATGACTAATGGTTTTGTTGATGCATCTGTAACACAAGCTGCAACAATAAACAAAGCTAAGCAAGAGTATATTTCTGCTGCAACTGAAGCTGTTAATCTTAGTAATGATATACAAAATTTAAACACATCATTAACTGAAACAATAAAAGGTGCTGCAGAAAATCCATTTAATACTGTTACTAATGGAGCAAAAGATTTAGACAAAACTATTCTTGATGTAACTAAGAACTATAAAGCGTTTACTAAATTAACTGCTGAACAAGTTGGAACATTTATTCCACAAGCAAAAAATGCTTTACCAACACCATTAGCACCACAAACACCATTAACTAAAGGACCATCACAAGCTATTTTAGAAGCAGAAGCAATTGCAAATGCTGCTACTGAACAAGCTAAATTTAATTATTTATTAAACGAGGCTGAGGTAACATCTAGATTTATTGCACAAGGTCTTGGAAATGTATTTCAAGCATTGCAAAGTGGAGATAACATAGGAGAATCACTTGTAAATGCATTTAGAGATATGGCTATTGAATTAGCAAAAATGGTAGTACAGGCTTTAATATTTAAAGCAATTATGAATGCTTTAGGAATGGGTGCTGCTGCTGGAACAACTAGCGATTTAACAGGAGGATTACTTGGTGGATTAGGTAAGTTATTTGGATTTACTCCAATGGCTGAAGGTGGAATAGTAAGCAAACCAACTTTTGCTATGGTCGGAGAGGGTGGAGAAAGTGAAGCAGTTATGCCTTTATCTAAATTAGATACTATGTTAAGTAATGCTTTTTCAAGTGGAACAAATAGTGGTAATTCTAATAATGGTGGTCAATTTATACTAAGAGGTCAAGATTTATTACTTGCAGTAAATAGAAGTCAAAAGGCATCAAACATTAAAGGACAATCAATCAGTTTAGCATAATGGCTTACGGATTAAGATATACAATAACTCAAATCTTAAGGAATGGTACAAATCAAGTACTTGAGATTTATGAGAGAGATTATGTTGCTGGAGTAGTTAAAACCTATAAGCCAGTATCAATAATAGTACAACCTAACTCAAACGAGGAATATCCTTACCCTACAATAATATCTACTCAGGTTAACTTTTCTATATTATTAGAAACACAAGATGATTACGACCAATTTCCTGATGTACTTAGTCAAGATGATAGGAAGTATTATGTAATACTTAAAGAAAGTACAAACGTAATGTGGAGAGGTTATATGTTTAATGATTATACTCAAATGGGTTTTTCAACAGGCATTACTCAAGCAGACTTTACTTGTATTGATGGTATTTCATTTATACAAAATATTGAATATGTAAGAGATGATAGTATTAATCAATTAGACACTCAATTAAATGTAATTAGTGATGGCTTAAAGCTATTAGCTTATCCAGATGTGTTAAATTTAGTTGTGGCTTGTTCATACTTTGCAGGTGGTATGGTTGATAGGCAAGATGCAGTAAGTAACGAGCCATTTAGTCAAATCTATCAGTATAGAAGGGATTTTATGGGGGAGTCTTATTATGATATTATTGGCAAAATAATGACCTCGTTTAATTGTAGAATGTTCCAAGCAAATGGAGACTGGTGTATATTCTCAATGAATGAAATGGCAGCTACTACAAATTATTTTACTAAATATAATATTCTAGCTACTCCTACAATAACAAGTAGTGGTGTTTTAAGTAATACAGTTAACGTAGTTCCTTATGCAGATGGAAATGTGCATTTTATAAATAATAGTCAAATAAAGCTATTAAAGAAAGGATTTTACAATATACAAGGGAGAGGTGCTTATGAATCAGCTTTAAACTATTGCGACAATGCAGACTTAAAGCTAAATGCTTTCCCAACTAATACTGCAACTGGGTTTATTTTAGGTGCAACAGGAGATTCAACGGCAACAATAGTACCAGATACGGCAGGTCAATTTGATGCAGTTTCTTTAGTAAGAAATACAAGTGGATTAGCTAGTATTGAGAATGGTAATTTAGCTGCTCCTAATTATTTCCTTCCTTATATAGGGGAAGTTCCTTTTAAATTAAGTTTTGAACATACAACTTCAACAGGTGCTAAATTGCAAATTACACTAAATACATCAGGAGGACTTAGATATTTAGATACTAATGGGCAATGGCAATCTTCAGTACAAAATTTAACAATAGACCCATCTGAAAATTTTACTACATATACTAGAGACATTCCACCATATTTTGTATCAAGTGTTGCAATCTTTGGGTATTTAAAGTTTAAAATTATATGTGATGTTTCAGGTCAAGCATCATTATTACAAAACTTTATTATACAAAGAGGAGATAGTGAAGTAAAGTTTATTGAGGCAAACTTTGTGGCTGATAATACAATACAATCTACTTTACAAGTATTTGAACAACCCTATGGAAATAACTATCCTACTAATTACACTTTTTCATCTAATAAAGGTGTTTTATGTGCTTCGGATGGTACATTCTTAGAAAACTGGTATTCATCTTGTCCTAGTGGTACTCCTTTAGGAGCAGTAGATTTAATTGTATTTATGACTTATCAAAACATAAGAAACCTAAATAAGAACGTAGCAACTGTTGAGTGTGATTTAGGAGAACATATAAGCGGTGGAGGATTTGTCTATTTAGATAAGGTTTTTACTACAACTGATACAGTTACAGGTAATTTGTCTTATACTGGAAAGAAATTCATAATGAATAGAGTAAGTCAAAATGCTTATGTAAACGAATTAAACTCAGTTCAATTAATTGAGGTTAGCGTTGCTGAAATAACGGCATTTATTATTCCAAATTACATTACAGATACAGGTCAACTTGGTCCGTTTTGGTTAGCACAATTTAATATTAATATAGTTTAACTTTGCAATATGGCAGATAAAGTACAAGGTAATAATATGATTCTCTATTGGCAAAATCCCAATGGAGTATTCTATCTAAATGGTGGTGTTTCACAAGGCACAATAAGTGGTAATACTTACTATGAATTAAGTTCTACTGAAAATGTAGGTGCTAGTGCTGACTTTACTGCAACAGGAAATAATGTTATAGCTAGATTTATTACAGATGTGAATAAACCTAATATGACTTCTATACTTGCTGGGACTTGGACTTTTAATTCTTATGTTTCTATTACAACAGATTTAACATCTAGCCCATCTTTTTACTTTGTTGTATCTAAGTACGATGGAACAACATTTACAACAATAGCAACAAGTTCTACTACTGTTTTAACTTCAATTAGCAAGACTTTATATAGCACTTCATTGACTTTCCCATCTACTGCACTTGGTGTAACTGATAGAATAGCAATAACTGTTTACCCTTTAAATGTAGCTGCAAGAGATATTACTTTTTACACTCAAGGAACTAATGTTTCTAAGGTAACAACTACAATACCAACGGATATTCCTTTTGCTTGTTCTACAAATTGTTCTTTCTCAGTTAATGTGGACCAAAAAGAAGTAACATCTCAAACAAGTGCTTGGTATCGTGAATTTAAGAACGACATAGCTAATTGGAGTGTGAATTGCGATGGATTAATAACATTAGAGAATTACGGATATTTATACTTATTACAAACTCAACAAAACAGAACTCAAATAGCCATTAAATTTGCTA